CTTCTGGCTTCCAAGAAGAGAAGGTGGTCGTGGTACGGAAATCACTACACTTCCTGGTGGGCAAAACCTTGGTGAACTTGCCGATATTGAGTATTTCCAAAAGAAACTCTACAGAGCACTTGGAGTTCCCGAGTCAAGAATTGCTGCCGATGGTGGTTTTAACCTTGGTCGTTCTTCTGAGATTCTGAGGGACGAACTTAAGTTCGCCAAGTTTGTTGGTCGTCTGAGAAAGAGATTCTCTCAGATGTTCAACGACATGCTGAGAACTCAACTTATTCTCAAGAATATTGTAAGTCCTGAAGATTGGGAAGTTATGGAAGATCATATCCAGTATGACTTCCTATATGATAACCAGTTTGCAGAATTAAAAGAATCTGAATTACTTCAAAGCAGACTTGGAAACCTTGCAACTATCGAACCTTTCATTGGTAAATATTATTCTACCGAATATGTGAGAAAGAAAGTTCTTCGTCAAACAGACTCTGAAATTATTGAAATTGATGAGCAGATTGAAGATGAAATTAATAAAGGTATTATTCCAGATCCTTCTCAGGTAGATCCTATTACTGGAGAACCACTTCCACAACCTGGTGCAGAAATGGGTATGGATCCAATGAGTATGGGTCAAGATCCAATGAGTATGGGTCAAGTACCTACAGAAGCAGATCTTCAAGCACAAGCAGCTGCCGTTGATGCTCAAATGCAAAAGGACACCAAAAAAGCAGAGATATAAATAGAGAATATAACATACAATAACTTTTCATGGATAACGTTATCGATTTGATTGCGACTAATGCCTCTCCGGCAGAAATATCCGATCAACTCAAAAACTTGATGTACGCAAAAGCTGCTGAAAGAATTGAAATTGCTAGACCAATAGTAGCGGATTCTTTATTTAATGGTGAATATGAAGAAGGTGAAGAGATTGAACAAGATACTCAAGAGGAAGAATAATGGCAAGAACATTATTATTGGCAGATGAAATTGATCTGCCTATTACAACAGGAACAGCAACAAGTTTCACTAGTGCAACTGTTGTTCGTCTTGTTAATACTGCAGCTGCAACTGCAATAGTAACGGTTGTTGAAACACAAGGTGGAACAGGCGTTGGTTCAATGACCTTAGCACCAAATAGTGTTGAGTATCTTGAGAAGCAACCATCTTATTGCGTATTTGCAAGTGCTACTACAGTCAAAGGCGCAAAAGTAGGATTTACTGGATAAACAAATGAAACTTATCACAGAAGAAATTTCAAACGTTAACATTATCACCGAAGGAAAAGGTGCTAATAAGAAGTTATACATCGAAGGTGTATTTCTTCAGGGTGAAATCAAGAACCGCAATGGGAGAATGTATCCCATTGACACCCTTTGCCGCGAAGTAAATCGTTATAACGAAAACTTCATTCTTAAGGGTCGTGCTCTTGGCGAACTCGGTCACCCCGATGGTCCAACCGTCAACCTTGATCGTGTTTCACATAAGATCACTTGCTTAACTCAAGAGGGTAATAACTTCAGAGGTAAAGCACAGATTCTTGAGACTCCAATGGGTAAAATTGCTAAGTCTCTTCTAGAGTCTGGCGTTTCACTCGGTGTTTCTTCTCGTGGTGTTGGTTCACTCAGAATGACCAACGAAGGTCATAAGATTGTTGGTGAAGATTTCCAGTTAGCAACTGCTGCTGATATCGTTGCCGATCCTTCTGCTCCTGATGCTTTTGTCAACGGAATCATGGAAGGAAAAGAGTGGGTTTGGGAAGGAGGTATCCTTCGTGAGAAACTCGCAGAACAAACCAAAAAGAGAATTAATACTCTTGTAGACCAAAGAATGCTTGAGGAGCATAAACTGCATCTCTTCAACGATTTCTTATCAAATCTCTGATTTATAAATAAATATAGATTATACCAAAGTTAATCAAAGAAAAATGTCCGCTGATAGCAACTTACAGGAAATGGAAAACGTAGTAACTCAAAACGCTGCACCTGCTGAACCAATGCAAGCTAGCGGTGTTCCTTACGAAGATCTTGGAGGTCCTACCCCCGAGAACTCAAGACCCGACGACGACTCCAACAAACTTGCCACTCCTGGCAAGACTCTTGCTCAGGTCAAAAATGTTGTCAACGCCAAGGCTATGAAGGCTGAGGAAGTTGAGGCTGATGAAGAGCAAGAAATCGTCGCTGAAGAAGAGGAGACCGAAGAAGAAGTAGTAACCGAAGAGGAAGAAACTTCCGAAGAGGTTGTTGCAGAAGAAGAAGTTACCGAAGAAGAGTTCAGCATCGAAGAAGATGTTCAAGCACTCTTTGAAGGTGAAGAGCTCTCTGAGGAGTTCCAAGAGAAAGCACGCACTATTTTCGAAGCTGCTATCACGACGAAGGTTAACGAAATCAAAGAAAACCTTCAATCTGCATACGAGCAAGTTCTCGTAGAAGAGATTGAAACCATTAAAGAAAACCTGACCGAAAGACTCGACGCATACCTTGAGTATGTTGCCGATGAGTGGTTCCAAGAGAACGCTCTCGCAGTTGAGCATGGTCTTAAGACCGAGATGACCGAATCATTCCTTCAAGGAATGAAGGGTCTTTTTGAAGATCATTATGTAACCATCCCTGAAGATAGATATGATGTAATCGAGAGCATGGTAGATAAACTTGATGAAATGGAAGCAAAACTCAACGAGCAAATCGATAGAAACGTTGCTCTAAACAGAAGATTAGCAGAATCAGTCGCTGATGTAATCTTTGCAGAAGTTGCTGAAGGACTTGCACTTTCCCAGAAAGACAAGCTCGCTACTCTGGCAGAAAATGTTGAGTTTGACAGTGAGACAGACTATCGTGAGAAGCTAGTTACTTTGAGAAATTCTTATTTCCCAACCACTGGCACTCAAAGAGATCACTCAGATACCATTTCCGAAAGTGCTGAGGTTGCTGTCCAAACAACAGCATCTCCACTGATGGAATCATACATGGATACTCTGAGAAGAGTCGCTAAAAAGTGATTTCTAAATAATAACAGTTCAAACTAACTTTTTTAAAGAGGTAAAAATCAAATGCATATGCCCCTAAACGAGCATCTGCAGGAGAAGTGGGCACCCCTTCTGGACTACGACGGTCTTGATCCTATCAAAGATTCACATCGTAGAGCCGTAACTGCTCAACTCCTGGAGAACCAAGAAATCGCTCTTCGTGAAGAGCGTGAGTTTCTTTACGAATCACCAACCAACTCTGTTGGTGCTGGTGGTTACACCTCCGCAGGTGGTCAGACCGTTGCTGGTTTCGATCCAGTTCTGATCTCCCTGATCCGCCGTTCAATGCCTAACCTGGTCGCTTATGACCTCGCAGGCGTTCAACCAATGAATGGTCCTACTGGACTTATCTTCGCAATGCGTTCGAAGTATAAGACCCAGGGTGGTGCTGAAGCTCTGTTCAACGAGCCAGATTCAGCATTCTCTGCACAAGACAGCAACTTCAACCGCACCGGTAGCTTCACTGCTGGTAGCGTTGGTATGGGTACAACCGGTCAAGTCGGTAGCAACCCTGCTGCTCTTAACCCAACTTCAGGTATCAATGCTTCCACCTACAGCGTAGGTCAGGGTCTTGGTACTGCTGATGCTGAGAACCTCGGTGACGGCATCGGTGCGTTCAACGAAATGGCATTCTCGATCGAGAAGGTCACCGTTACCGCCAAGTCACGTGCTCTGAAAGCTGAGTACTCATTGGAACTCGCCCAAGACCTCAAGGCGATCCATGGTCTGAATGCTGAGGCTGAACTCGCCAACATTCTCTCTACTGAGATTCTGGCTGAGATCAACCGCGAAGTCATCAGAACCATCTATCGTGTTGCTGAGCAAGGCGCTGCTACCAACGTTGCTACTCAAGGTGCTTTCGACCTCGACGTTGACTCTAACGGACGTTGGAGTGTTGAGAAGTTCAAGGGTCTTATCTTCCAAATCGAGCGCGACGCTAACGCTATCGCACAAAGAACTCGTAGAGGAAAGGGCAACATGATCCTCTGCTCTGCAGACGTTGCCTCCGCTCTGACCATGGCTGGTGTACTCGACTACACCCCTGCTCTGAACGCTAACCTTAACGTTGATGACACCGGTAACACCTTCGCTGGTGTTCTTGCTGGTAAGTTCCGCGTCTACATCGACCCATATTCGGCAAACCTTTCTGCTGATCAGTACTACGTTGCTGGTTATAAGGGTTCTTCACCTTATGACGCAGGTCTGTTCTATTGCCCATATGTTCCTCTCCAAATGGTTCGTGCCGTTGGTCAGGACACCTTCCAGCCCAAGATTGGCTTTAAGACCCGCTACGGCATGGTCGCAAACCCATTCGCTCAGGGTCTCGATGTTGGCGAAGGCGCTCTTACCCAGAACGTCAACCGCTACTACAGAAGAGTCAAGGTTCAAAACCTCATGTGATCTCGATTCACATATCTATCGGGGGGTCTTCGGACCCCCTTTTTTTATCTAAATACAAATAAAACTCATAATGACAGTTTCACAATTTAGAAACCAAATACAAAATAGAAACTTTCTTTCGCCTGCTGGTTTTAAGTTTAGTCTAGCTAAGCATCCGAAAGTAGATTTCTTTTGTACTAGTGCGAGACTGCCAGAGATTTCTTTAGACCTAGCAAAACAACCATCATATCTAAAGGATCTTGATATTCCTGGTGAAAAACTTACCTATGGAGATCTATCTTTAAGGTTTTTAGTTGATGAGGATATGACAAACTATATGTCAATCCATAACTGGTTAACTGGTCTTGGTTTCCCAGAAACTACACAAAATTTTGTTGATCTAACAACAGATTCTGATGGAATTAAGAATCAACTAGAAGAACAATTTAGCGATGGTAGTTTATCAATATTGAATAGCAATTACAGAATTAATAGTATTGTAAAATTTAAAGACCTATTTCCAGTTTCATTAACCTCTTTGGAGTTTGACACTTCAGTAACTGACATACAATACTTTACAGCAGAGGCAACTTTCAAGTATACTGTCTATAATATCCTGGATTCTGATAACAGAACACGCTTATGAATCTTGAACAAATTCAGGAGATGTGGGAGAAAGAC